GCAGTTGATTCCAGACGCGCTGCACCATCAATACTGCGGGGCTGCAAACCTTCCTTACGAAGTCGCTTATAGGCTGGCATGTCTTTATCCCAACTGCTAGCCCTCTGATTAATTTCCGCAACCTTCGCTCCCCTGGTAGTGGTGCTGTTCGCACCCATGTTTATCCCTAAAACTTTGCAACCGAAACACCCTTCAACATCTTGTGGATGTTTTTCTCTATGCTTCAATGTAATCCCCGTATCCCGCCGCGATCAAATCTGCTTCTTCTTCAGCGGTCAACTCGTGGATGTGACCGCCGTGATAGATGATAGCAACAGTATCCATGTCTGATGGTTGGTTCTCTTGAAATGATCCGTCTGTCATTTTGAATACGTTACGTCCACGAGGCCACCCTTTCAGATACGAAAAAATACCTCCACCTGAACCATCATCGAATGTTACGAACGGGTCGGTGGGTGGACGAAAAGTTGCCATAACAGTTAGCAGAATAGCAAAAGCCCCCCACCGAAGTAGGGGGCTTCGCTATTTCCTATGTCGGGTAGGACTAGGAGTTTGCACCAATGCTTGATGCTGATTCGATGCGACGCAATGCTTCCTGACGGAAAACTGCGTAACCAACAAAGTGCTTCCAGCCAACTGGACGGAAACGCTGCAAAAGGTCGGTCACGTTGCCGTACACAATCGATGGCTGCGCGCCGTACTCTCCACCGAGGCTGATGCCTTTGGCGAGTGCTTGGCGGCCCATGATAAGTGTGCCGTATACGTCGATGTTTCCAGCCGAACCAGAGTTATCTGATGCGTCTGCGAACAAAGGCGCGCGTGGAGCCTCAATGAAACGGACACCTTCAAAGGTTCCGATTTCACCTGTGTAGATACCTGCAGGGTTTACGTTGTTGGCGGGTTCACGCCATGCTGCTGCGTCGGTTGCTGAACGGAAGTCGTAGGAAACGTCTGGGTGGATCATTGCGACGTATTGACCGCCGAATGTTGGGACGTTTGCCTTACGCAACTGTGCGACTGCACGACGCACATCGTTTGCGGTGAGGATGTCATCGCTGTTGATGGTTGTGCGGCTTGATGGATCGGTTGCTCCACCCGTTGCGTAGATGACGTTGCTTCCAGCCTGTGCTGCTGCACGGGCGATGGTGTCGATTGACAAACCAGCGTTGTATCCGACAGCGTTTGCTGCTACAGGGTCTACAGGGAGGAACGATGTTGCGCGCAACTTCGCTGTGGTTACGGTTGCGTTACCGTATTCGTTGAGTGTTACAGAAACCTGTGAGTCACTCATCGCTACAGGTGTTACGTCCTCTGCTTCACCCAATGGGGTGGTTGCAGCGGCGAGGTCCTGGAAGATGGTGAAGGTTACGGTTGCACCTGGGTTTGTTGCGTTTGTTGCTTGAACGTCTGCGAACTGGTCGAAGTACATTTCTGAACGGAGGGCGAAGTACGCCATCTTTTCAAACGCGGTCTGGTCAACGGACAGGTTTCCTGTGCCTGTCTCTGCTGCGTAGTAGTCAGCCATTGTGTTTTATCCTTTACAGATTTGAGAGGTCTATTCCTTGTTGGTGTGCCTCGTCAAAGATTGCGTAAAGTTCTTGTTCGCTGTTGGCTTCCTGAATACGTTTCACCCAGGACGGTGGTGGTGGTGCTACTTCAGATCCAGCGGCTACCTTGTTGGTTTGCTGCCAGCCCTGTCGTTCGCTGTCATCCACTAACGGTTGGGGTGTAATCAGTTGTGCCTCCTCCAACGCCTGCCGTACTGCTTCTGGAGAAAGTTCACCGTCGTAGGCTTTCACGAAGTATTTGAATTTTGGATCGTTGGAGTCAACTCCAAGTTTCGCAAAAGCCAATTCTCGTTTGACCTGTTCGGTTTCCGCAAGCATTTTTTTGTACTCACGGTTTTCTTTTTCCAGTTGTTTCATCCTTGCACGAACGGGGTTCTGTGTGTCGGATGTTTCTGGCTGGTCGTCGTCGTCGTAGAACTCGTCGTACTCTGACATATGGCACTCTCCTTAGTGTCCACACCACAACGGAGGATTGTGGTGGCTACTTTGTTACACCCCATATGTACGCTGGTCATTCGGGGGGCGATGACTCAGGTTCCTCCCATCGGGATCGTTTGTATAGTACCACAAAGTTTTGTCTTACGACAGGCTTATTGTCCTGCGGTGCGTAAACCTTGGACTCCTGTTTGTCCTGCTGTGAGTTGACCGCCTGCTTCGAACTCTGCTTGGCGGCGACGGCGACGGGTTGCTACTCGTTGTGCTGCGGCTGCTGAGGTTCCGAACGCTGCTGCGATTTGTTCTTCTTGTCCGATGACTTCTTCGCCTCGCATTTGTGGCTGGAACAATCCTTGTTGTTGGGCGAGTGCTTGGAACCGTTCGCTTGCGGTTTCTTGTCCGATGCCTCGGTTGACAAGTTCTTCTGCTTGTTGTGCGGTGAGTTGGAATTGTTGTTCACGGGCGGCATTGGCGCGTCGGGCTGCTTCTGCTTTGCGTACTAGTTCTGTTTCGGCTCGGGCTGGGTCTAGGAAGTATGCGGCAAGATCGGCTTCGTCTACTCCGTAGAGTCGGCGTAGTTCTTCTTTTGTTCCTGGTTCTGTTTCTCGGACTGCTCTGTACCCTTGACGGATTCGTGTGTCTAGTTCTTCTGGGTTGATGTCGTTGGCTATAAAGTTTGCAAAGTCTGCTTGTGTGTCGTAGAAGCCTCGTGGCATACCATTCACAGCAAGCGTTTGACGGTATGCTTCTTCGTTAGCCAAATACGTTTGTTCATCAATCGGGGGATAGCCATTGCGTTCCCGATCAATCAAACCTTTGAAACGCTGCTTATACAGTTCAGTATCACGCACCGCGCGAAACACAGCCTGCTGTGCATAAGGACTAATGAACTGTGTGGGGTCATCAGCAATAGCGGCATCAAGATTCCCAATGAGAGATTCCAAACCGTATTGACGGAGGATGTCTAAAGCAATATCTCGTGCAGCCATTACGCCATCTTTCCAAATCCCTTGGCTAAGGACATAGCCACATTACGGTATGTTGACTTAGCGTTATCTGTTTCCTGCCATTCAGGAAGTGTACGAAGGTATTTGTTCCATTCGTAAATGTCCATTTGGCGGTACTCGTTTGTTTTTTCGTCCTTAAAGTTCAAAGCCTTGTTCCACTTGTCATCAGTCCAGTCAATCTGGTCTACGTCAACTAATCCTTCAAGAACACGATTAGCCTGTTGCTTGTAGGCAGACATCGCTGACTCAACAGTTTCTCCACGATCTAAAGAATCACGCAAAGAACGGAACTGTGTGTACGCCTGACCACGCATGGATTCTTCCCATTGTGCCGCAGACTTACTACCAAGCATAAGTTCTTTAGTCCATGTTTCAATCATGGTGTCATCTGGACGTTGACCATATGCTGCTGCTGTCTTACGCAAATCACGGGCTGTAGCCCCACGCAAAAGATCCTCTCGCCCCGCAGCACCACCAGTATTGGCCAATGCCACACTTTCAGAACCGATTGCGTTAAACAACTGTTGGTCTGTGTAGTTGAACTTGATAGAATCTGTAGCAATCTTTCTAAGTGTCGGCTCATCAAACGTAACACCAAGGTTCAGGCTTTGACTACGGATGTCCTCAACAGTTGCTGTAATCCTTGCATCCATAGAAGCAGGATCAGTTGATTGTTGAATAGCGAACTGGCGGGCTGAAGCCTGCGTGTTGCGGAACCAAGTGGTGTTCCCCAACGCTGCCATCATTTTATCTTCGTCGTTATACCAGCCTTCTTTAACTGACTGGTCAATGACTTTCTTTACATCAGGGTTGTCGTTGTATACATCCCATAGAGAACCAAATTCTTCTTGGATGATTGACTGCCATTGAGCCGAAGTGGTATCTACGTCTTTGACGCGGTTCCATTTTGAACCGTTCCATTCATAGGTAGCACCTTTAGGTCCTGTCCATCGTTCACCCTTCTTAGGGTTTGTTGGGCGTTTCCCACTTGATGGCGTAGGTGTAGATGTAGGTCTTGTTACAGAACCCATCGGACCGACTGAAGGTGTACCACTCGGGCGAGTGGTAGTTGCTTGCGGCGTAGGTGTTTGCGGTGTACTACTAGAACGGCTAGGGGTTGTCTTGGGTTTGCTGCTAGGACGGACAGGAGTAACAGGACGAGGGGTAGAAGGGGTAGAGGCAGAAGCCGCTGGCATACCGCCAGGCGTAACAACCTGTGATCCTCGTGGTGTTGACCTGTATTTATCTATCTGTTCACCAAGTGTTGAAATGTCTACAGGGCTTTTATCTTCAGTTGTGCGGGGTTTCTTTTTCGCAGCCATTACATTCCTCCCAACATGTTCGCTACTTTGCTAATTGCTGTCAGGTATTTGTACGAGTCTGA